GCTTATCATCGTGGTAAACCGATACTGGAGAAATAGTTACTGCCGACATACCGTAAGCAGTAAGGTGACGAGCACGGCGACGTAACTTAGTACCCATCTTGTTCATGTCCCACCAACCAAGGTTGGCTAGGCGACGTTCACGAGCACGGTTCTCAGATACCTGAATACCTGGGCGAACTGGCATGTAAGAAATGTCAGGGATGACTGAAGCCACGCGCATAGCAAACTGGTCAATACCTTGAGCAATCAAGTTCGGAATGGCTGGCTTTTCCATGTCGTCTAACTCAGGCAGTGGAATGATAATGTCGCCGTTGTAGTGACGACGGATATCTTCCATCTTGCTAAAGAGTCCACCGCGATCTTTGCGGCGCTCCTGGTACATGGTTACGACCTGTGCCGCAGCCTTGTCATTGTCGAACGAGAGAGCCACTTATAACCTCAATGTCTTAGGGGTGGACGATTTCACCCATGTTGGGCGCCACGCTGGGGCTGATACCGATTTCGGTATGTAGAGGTTGGGAATGTTCCACTCTAGAAACCATTGAGCCATTACACAGTCATCTGTGCGTGACCCATTAGGGTACTTTGTAACCTCATCAATTAGTTTCATAGAGCGAACTTTTCCTTCACCCCTACCAGGTAATCTTACACGACCAAAGCGGTAGTGGGGTTGTAACACCGTCACACCCAGTGCTTCGTCGGATTTATTGATGCCATTTGTGTTGTGAGGAATAATCTCTACGGAGCGCATTTGGCGCCATTGCTTGACATAATCGTACTGAAGCATGAACCGCTGAGCTGCGTTGGACTCCACAATCCAGTACTGGATAGGGTATCCCATGGACTCAGATAAATTTTGCCATTCTTCCATAACCCCTGTATATTTACCGTCATGGATGTTATAGTCCAGGAATTTACTGGCTTCCATCTTTTGGCGTATTAGGTCAATCAAGAAACGTTGCTGGGACTCAGGGTGGTACAACCAGCACTGAATAGCCCAGAAATTAGTCGGACTAGGGTCGGCGGTTGCTACCATCAGACACTCACTGGCTGAGATGCCCTTAGGTATCTGCCAGATGTCTCGGTCTTTGTCCATGCAACCTGGGTTGTCACCCTGGCCAAATACCCACTCGTGGCGTACTAGGACTTCCGACGGGTCAAGGTCCTCTTGCTGGTAAACCACAGCGAATCGTTCTCCACGGTTGGACATGAGGTTTGAGATGTCTCGCCATGATAAGCGGCGTGGGTCAAGTAAGCAGCCCACCGGATACGGATCAGAAGTTCTCTTATGGTGACTCGGATCGCAAAGCTCATCGTAGTGGGCCTTATAAAGTAGATGTTTGTATTTCTTGCTTGTCCTGAGTTTCGTGACTTCATCTTCACTCATTCCTTCATCTAGTAGTTCTTCCTCATCTTCCAGAGGTTGTTCCATGTCTAAAGCAAATCTATAAAGATCATCAGCAGCAAGACGCTGGCCAATAAGAGCAAGCATACCTGCTGGCTCAAGTCGAGATTCGGCAACGTCTTGGTACCAATCTTCCATGGCCTCTCGCTGGTCTGCGCTACGGATCTTGCGAGGGTCCACAAGGTCGTCCCAGAAACAACCATCGAAGCGTCCACCGATGAAACCACTATCCATACCGTAGGCACTGACTGTTGGTTCCTTTTCACTAATTGCTCCGTTTTCTTCAGGTTGCATAACAATGAACGCTTCGTTAGTCCATAGTTCTTTTTCTAGTGGCTTGAAACGACCAAAGTCGTGAGCCATTGTAGTCTCAGCGTCAAGGGCTAGTCCACGAGACTTTAGAGCATCGTCAGCAAGTTCAGGAATAACACGCTCTAGGGAACGCCTAACACGCATCAAGTTTCGCTTGGCAAGGCTCATAGTTGCAGAACCGGTCAACAAACGGATGCTTCTATTACGACAAATGATCCAGCAAGTAATGTCGTGAAGCAACGTCGTCTTACCAGAACCAGGTGGCATGTTCATAACCACGTATTCTTTTTCTTCAGACTCAAGCAATGCTACTAGTGCAATACCAGCTTCTTCTTGCCATGGTGTAGAGATACGTCCAAAGTAACGCTGACGAAAATAGCCAAAGTCCTCTAGGGCACGTTGGGCATCTTCACTTAATTTGTCGTATGACTTAGGGCCTTCTAGTTTTGCTTCAGTCTTAAGTTCACGGTAGTTACGTGCTGATGAATCTACGTCGTCACTGATGCGTAGTGTCTGGGCAGCCTTCTCTACACGGTGCCCTGTAGATTCAGAGAATCGAGCCTTACGTGAAGCTTCCGCAATCGAAAGACCTGCGGAACGTGCTTCAAAATACTTCTTGCGTTGTATTGCGCTAACTGCCATTGCTCAGCGCGGTGGCTAGTAATCCCTGTATCCTGTACGAAGAAGAATCAGGTGGAGAAATAGAAAACACTCCAACCCCACCATCTTTGTAATCCTTGGCGGCAACTACTAACACAAAGTCTTCAACAACTGGCATCTCCCACGACTCATCTTGTGGGAGATCTAGGTTGGTTAAGAAACGTGTGAGGTTAAGTTCAAGCCACTGTCGAAGCGACAGAGAAAGACTTGATTCCTCAGGATTTAGGGGCACGTGGCTTGGCCGCTTCAGCTTGCTGAGCAACCTGTGAAGCAAGTGCAATCGCTGTGTGCAACTGCAACTGACGGTGTGTAAGTAGGTGGTACCCCTCAATAATTCCTGCAATAATAATGCAGACTGCTGGGAGCACTACTTGTACAGATGTTGGCACAGTAAATCCTGGGTGGATAACTGTAAACACTGATACCGCAGTTGCGATAATTGCTGATACGTGGGCTGAGATTACATTAAGTTTCATTATTCTACCTTACCATATTGTTGTCTATAAAGAATTAAACCAATTATACTATACACTGCCATGTCCATGAATGAGTCCTCAATGCCTTCATTGGCAAGAGTCGATCCTTGAGCTGCGGTCTGTAAACGACGCATCTTGTCGTTCATGCGAATAGCACAGCCAATCCAGGCGTCCACTCCAAAATCTTCACTAGCGCGTACATTAGCAAACGGGTCAACTGCACGGCCATAGTCACTTTGCTTTTTATTATGAAGAAGTGTTAGTTCTTCTATAACATCTAAAAATGCGCTCATTGTTCTCCCTTGTATTTTTCTGGAACTGGCCCCGAATACTTGTGTCCCGTGGCTTCCTGTGGTATCTGAAATCTTATACCACAATGGCAATAAATCCAAACTTTTGTATTGACTAAAATTATCCATTGGTGTGTGTGCATGTCCTTAAAAAATTTTATAAAAAAAACGGAATGGTTTAACGCACATAGTAGAGTGGTGCTCCGTCACATCCATAGCGGTCTTTACCATGTCTATAGGCTCCAAAGAGAAGGACGAGAGAGCAGCCAGCGCACCTGTGGCAATATCACACGCAGCGCCAACAGCCGCATAGGGTTCTTTGAACTTGATGACCGAGTAATCTTCACCCAGTTCGTAGATACCATCCCTGTTTACCAGCAGGACACTCCACGAGTCATTGCCCTGGCCTAGTATCTGCATGAGGTGGTCGCGCAATTTGTATGGGTCAGTGATGTTGGACTTAGCCACTAGCTCCATGATCCGAAAGGAACCGGCCACGCCAACTAGGGTGTTGCCAAACTTAAAGACCTTAGGTTCCGCCGACGTTGCTATTAACGTGCCACCTTCATCAAAGGCGCCAGCATCTCCGCCGATAGCATAAGACGTATCAGAATGTACCGCAAGGATTGCTGTCATGATGTAATGATACCATGTTATACTCGTAGTTACGGGGTACCCTTAACTCCGTAGTAGAACCCCTGACCGTTTTTTCGTACTTCTCGGTTGGGGGTTTTACTTTTTGGCTAGGGTTTCTGGAGCCTGTGGAGCTGGCGTAACGGGTAGGGCGTCGGTGGTCTCAAACTTGACGTTGGCAGCTTCGACGGTAGGCGATCCGTGGGGGTTCTTAAATTCTCCACATCCGCAGGTTATACACATACTCAAATGGTACCACACAGCACAAAGCCCCCTAGTTTCGGGTAGGGGGCCAAGTACTCGGAAATTCTTATAGTAGGATTTTCCTACTGTACACACTATACACACCAGGTATACACCAGTCAAATATGTTACGCAAAACCCTTGCACCCAGCTCACTTAAGTGCTACACTTGGGATACCACCGATGGGAGTGGTCGTGCGTGTAAGTCGCCGCGGAGTGTGAGTCTTTATAGATACTCGCCGTAGTTAGCCGGTTAGAGCGGTATTCGGTTTGTCGCGCCCAGAGATCATCCTGGAGAATAGACAAGGCAGTACCTTTGCCACAGTCAGGCCTCGCGACAGCTTCTTCTTATGCGATTGAATGAAGAAGGTACTTGGTACAGTACTCGCGTCTACTAATTAGACTATAACAACTCGGACAGGTGTGAGGGTCTGGAGTAACCGTTTACGGATATTCCGGATTTGGGATTGTAGGGTGAGTTTTTTCTAAGCATCAATAGACCAAGTTATGCTACACCCGTATGCGACCTGAGTCCATACCCTGCGAGGCCGCCTGACACCGTTTATGCCTTGCTTTTTGAACCACCTTTTGACATGTCGCTTTCTCTTTTCTGGCCAACCAATTCGAACAAAAACGAATCTGCCAGATCGAAGCGTAAGCACCCTGTAAAGCTGCACAAACCTCTTTGTTTGCTTGAAAAAACGGGAATGACATTTCACCGTTAGTGGGATAAACTAACTATTAACAGACCCGCCCTCGGCACTCCACCAGTCAAACATTGCTCGTAGTTAGGAACTTGGGATGGATGTAAAAGGGTAGAGGGATGGGTGCGGATGGGCTTAACCCATTACGTATCTACGAGAATAGCACCAGGGCAAAACAAAAGACCGGCACTAAGGCCGGCCTAATGCTTGGGTCTAGCTGGTGTTAGATCAATGCAACGCCGCACTTACAACATACCGCAGCGCGTTCGGTCATCTCTTCGTAGTCGCATAGTTCTACGCCATCTAGTTCTGTTAGCTTGTAGCTGGATCCCTTGGCTTGGTATTCTGCCGCGTGAGTAGCGCAAGCGATTCCGGACGTAGTGCCCCTAGTGATTCTGTAGGCTTGGCCCTTTAGTGTTGTTGTAATCATTGTAATTCTCCCTTGTTTAGTTCCGGTAGTCTGCCGGTAATCTAAATTATACAACGAGCTTGCGACTGTGTCAAATCATTAGGCAATAAAAAACCGGCCCCAGGAATTACCCCAGGGCCGGCCTTTATTGTGTAACTATTGTTCAGTGATCGCGTAGCTTAGTGTAGCCCCAGTAGATACCTATCCAAGCCGCAATGAATACCCAAGTCGGCAAATCGTCAGGGCCGCATACCTGAGAAGAACAAGCGAACGGCCCCTCATGGTGCTTAAACAAGTCCGCTAATAGATAAGCGGTTACTGGTGATAGTAGTCCGGCGGCGTAGTTGCGTAGTTTCATAAAATCACCTATCTAAAAAAATAAAGTAACCGTGATTACCATCTTCTACGCTGGTAAATGAGACATCAAATCGCGAGTAGCTCGATCCCAGTCGATAAAATTAAAAAGCCAAACCGAGTTAGCCTCTTTCTCCTCGTAATCTTCTACCGTAGATTCTGCCCAGTGTTCAGCAAAATCTCTTTCGCTGTCGAATTGGCCCATGTAACAGCTAGTGAACTCATCCTCTTCAAAGTCTTTCAATGTCTCACCAGTCTTACTTAACCAGGCCGCTACCGCGTCTAGATCATGATCTTTTTCGATCTCCTGCATTAGCTCGTAGAGTTCTTGCGCTTCGCTGGGTGAACATTCTCCATTAAGGAACCCGTTAAAGTTCTCGTGATCCATCACCCAAAATTCCTCGTGAGGGAAGCCAAACTCAGAACGCTTGCAAGGTACAAAGGCCGCCGCTTCATTAGCGTCTACCCACTTACCTACCAAACTGCCTGAATTATAACAAGCTAGGCAACCTATCCAAACGCGCGGCGTGTCGTTAATTGTAATAGTCATTAGTTCATCCTTACTGGCATAAGAACCGCAACGGTACGACCGTCAGTAGATTCAACGCGCATAGGTCGCGTCTTATCGGTAATAGTCCTAATAACCATAGTG